TGCACCAGCCCTGGCACATTGCCCGAGGAGCTAATCAGCAGCCGCACATTGTCATTGAGCAGCTTGTTTTGCTCAGCCGCCGTTTGAGAGGGAAACTGTGCCAAAACTTTCAGCAGCCGCGAGGCGTCAATTTTGGCCGTGATGATCATGAGCTTTGAGAAAACTGCGTGGCCGTGATGCGCCAGTTGAGATCGCCCGAGTCGTAGCCATCCACGCCATCCACGCGCCAGGACTGAGCATTGATCGTCAGGATACCGCCATCAGGTGGGGCAGTGGTTAACCAAGTTTTCTTCACCGAGATCGTCAGCGTCTGCACCAGGCGAAAGCCAGACCCGTCTGCCATAGCCACCTGCGAGGCAGGTCCCCGAGTGATCGCCGCCGGATAGGTAATGCCAGCCCAGCGGAAGCTGCCAGAATAGCAGGTCTCCTTGATTTTTTGCTGCAAGGCCATCGCAGCTTCAAGGGCTTTCAGGCTCATAAGCTGTGGAGGTGTGGGCTGGTCCGTGCAGCGAAACAAAAATGATTTAGGGCGTAGGCCGCTTGAAAATTTGTCACCACCTGGTTGCAGTGGCCAGAGCCATCCACTGGGTGAATCGCACCGTCACAAGATTCACGCACCATCTGGCGCACCTGCACGATGATCTGGCGGTCACCCTCCTCTATCACAAATCGGCGGATGCCGTTGAGCGTTTCATCGGGGTGAGAGTCTTCTTTGACGGTGGCCATCATACCGTCAGAGCAGTGTCAAAAAAGAAGATGCCGCCCCAAACCAAAAGGGCGGCACCTATGTTTTTTCAACAAACCTGAGTTGGCTCAGGAAGATCTGTTTAGCCAATGAGCGTGGCCACAAACTCTGGCTTCCAGACTTTGACGCCGTAGAATGCCATGAGCTTGATCTGATTCATGCCATAACCTTTGTAAAGGCGGGCAGAGAAGGACAGACCAGTCTTTTCATCAACTAGCACTGCGATCTCTTCACCCACGTCACCGCCGGGTGGCTGTGCGGGTGGGCGCATGGCCAGCTCGATGGCGGACTTGTGGAAGCCCACGTTGGCCGTGTAGCTGTTGCCCACCGTGATCGCCGCATTGTCAGCCGCAGCGATGCGCAGACCAGGGTAGTTGATCACGATGTCACCGGAGGTGGCGGTGCTGCCAGTCTTCACCACGTATTTGTTCGTGGTGTCGGAGGCGTGAGTGATGATGTCACCAGCCTTGATACCGGTGGTGTTCACCGTGCCGGTATCAAAGGTCAGAGAGGTCTGGCCGATGGCCTCAGCACCATTGATCAAGTAGCCAGTGCCAGCACCCTTGGTGTGGCTCTGCACACCTGCAGAGGTGCGGATGCTGAAGCCGGAGACGTTCAGCAATTCACCACGGCGGAGCATAGCGTCACCACCAGCTTCATTGACCTTGGTCAATTGGCTGAGGTTGCGCAGATTGGTGCCAGCGACGCTGTTGATGATGAGTGAGAGCTCACCGTCATCAAGGGTGCAGCCGTTGTCCTCAAGGATCTGGCGGAGCTCATTGATGGAATTGAAGTTGCTGCCAAACGGCGTGGTGCCAGCGGTGCCAGTGGCGCGGGATGCACCCTGATAGGCGGCAGTGCCGATGGAGCTTTCCATCTGGTTGATCATCTTGCGGATGCCTTGCTTGTAGAGCTGCTGGAGGGCAAGCTCAGCACCGACGGTGGCGGCCAGCTGGGCGAACTGCTCACCTTTGAGCGGGATGCTCACGCCTGCATACAGACTCAGAGAGAGCGTGTCAGCGATGGTGGTGATGTCAGCCGCGTCAGGAGGCGTCATGGCTGGAGTGTAGCTCGTTTCAAGCGTTGGCTCTGTGGTGCGCAGGGATGTGACGGTGCCGCCAGCAGAGACGCCTTCAGAGCCGCCGTTGACGATGACGCCCTGGGCGAAGCCACTCGGCTCGCGTGCGACGATGTCGCGGGCTGCATAAAGGATTTCAGTGAGACCTGTGAGGGAGATGTCGTTAGCCATAATAGTAGTTTTCTAGAGGAGTGTGGGGTGTTGCTGTTTGAGGTTTAGTCGTTGGAAAGCTTGCCATTCGTGGCCATAAAGACGTTGCGCTCAGCATGGGAGAGTGCGTTGAAAGCCGCGCGGCTCAGCGTGTTCACCGGAGGCACTGGAGCACCAGCAGTCACCGGAGCACCGGCACCAGCAGCACCAGCGGCACCGTTCTTGATGAGGGCGGTGAGATTGGTCACTTCAGTTTTCAGGCTGGCAGTGGCTTCATCGACGAGCCGCTGGAAATGGGCCTTGGTTTCAGGGTCTTCCACATTCAGCTCCATTTTCGGTGGAGTCGGCTTGTGAGCCGCGATGGCGGCACAGAGTTGGTCTTCGGTCTCGTCGCCGTTGAGCGAGAGGCCGACGAGGGAGGCGAGGGCAAGTAGGGCTTTCATGTTTTTAGGGAGGAGAGCGGTGGGCTTCGCGTTTGTTGGCATGTCAAACAAAGCCACAGGCAGCATCGTGAAATTCCGCATCCAGTTCGGCTGAAAGGCCTTGGCCTGCACACCAGGCGTGACCTCATCAGCAAAGCCTGCATCCACGGCCTCCTGACCAAAGAACCACGTGCCGATCTCAGCCTTCATAAGGTCGCGGATCGTCTCTTCATCTTTGCCCGTGCGGGCCATGTAGATTTCAATGATGCGATCCTCAAACTGCTTCATCACAGCGGCCGCAGCCGCCACGTCATCAGGATTTCCCATCACACCACCGGAGACCCGGTGAATCATCACGCGGCCATTTTCAGCGATGGTGATTTTATCAGCGGCCAGCATGATCACGCTAGCCATGCTGGCAGCGGTGCCGGTGACATTGGATGTGACTGGCACACCTAGAGCCTTGATCGCATCATAGATCGTCAGGCCGTCATCGACCGATCCACCAGGGCTGTCGATGTTCAGGGTCAAACTCGTCAGGCCCGTTGTCAGGCGCAGCTGATTCACGAAATCTTTGGCCGTGATGCCGAAATATCCGATCTCGTCAAAAATATCAATGACGGCGGAACCTGCGGCGGAGTTGGTAATGTTGAACCATTTGGACATGCCGGAGACGGCATGTCAAAATCAGGGCTGTGATCTCGGTGGGTCGATCTGCTCCAGATCGGAGGCGATGGACTCTGGGGCCAGTGTCGATGCCAGACCACTCATAGCCTGTAGCTGCATCGGATCGATGGCCAGCAAGGTGGCGATGCTGGCAGGCACCATGATCTGATCCATCGGCAAGCCGGTGGCAATGCTGATGGCAAATTTCACATCGTCGATCTTCTCGGTGATGCGTGCTTTGCGGACTTCCACACCACTGCCGCCGGTGCGCGCTTCGATGTAGTCTTCCATGGTCCCCGCATTGGCCCGGAGTCGCTCCATGTCAGCCGTGTGGTTTCGTCCGAGATCCACCGACGGATCGGGATCAGTGACAAAGTCGATCTCAGACCAATCTTCCACCGTAGCAAACGCAGCCAGGGCACCACCAGGCATCATAGCATCAGCGATGACCCATTCCCAAGTCCACTGCAGAAACGGGTAGAGCATGGCGCGCATGTTCTCATGAGCGCGGCGGACTTTTTCAATTACCCCACGGAAGGCCGTGCCACCGAGGGAGCCCATGCCAAAGATCCACTCGACGGGATAGCCCAGACCAAAGACAAAGGGATGCGTCAGCTCCTCAAGAATCTGTTTAAATGGAATCGCCTCGCCGCCTTGGAAAAAGCTCATCGTCTCGCCATCAGCCAGCGGAATCATCACGGCACCTTCGGCGATCTCGACAAAGCGTTTGCCAGTATCTACCGAGGGGTTCCCCTCACGCTCAGCGGCCATCACAGCCTGCATGGCGTTGGGTGCTTTACCGTCACGCGTGGTGGTGGCACCGAGCAGAGCCGAGCGGATCTTAGCCGAGTGCTTGCGGATCGCTTTCAGATCCAGCACATCGAGCAGATCCTCATTCGACCGGAAGATGAACGGCGTGCCGTGGTATTGATTGAAGCGGATGCTTTCTTTCAAGTGAAAGACATTGCTGGCAGCTAGATCGATCGTTTTCGGGATGCCGCTGTTGATGTTGTCGCCGGTGATCACCCGCAGCGTGATGAGCTGGTCCAGAGCATTGTATTGCAGACCCTCGATCCAGCGGGAATCTTTCTGCTCATTTCGCGTCAGGCCCATCGAGGTCATCTGATCACGCAGCAGTGTTTGCAGCTGCAGGCGGCGTTTGGCCTTGTCAGCCAGTGACCACTGCATCGATGCCGCTGAGGTGTCGCTGACCTTCTGCACAAAGGCCTCGCCATCGCCAATGATGGCCGACAGCCAGCGCGCCTGCAGTTCGTAAAAGGTGCCCTCTTTGCGAAGATCCACAGCGCGTGAGTCTGCCCAGGCTTTGTAATAACGCGTGGCCGCGGCTTTGAATTCAGGATTGCTGGAAATGCTCTTGAGGCCGATGCCCTTACCGATCGCTTCTTTTGGCAAGGCCTGAGTGCAGTAACCCAGCACCGGAATCTTCTCCTGCAGAAAACGGGAGATCTGAACCTGATCACGCGACTTCGACAGCTGCTCAAGCTGCTTTGAGCTCCACGGCTGATAGGTGGGCAAGCTGCGATAGGTGCCCCGGCTCGTCGGCAAGGCAGCATTGGTGATCGGTGTCATCGATGACACCGACTTCGGTGATTTGCGTGTAGGTTTTTTCGTAAACATTGGAAGGTCTAACCAAGGATGTTAAAGGCACCACCAGGGCGGAAACCAAACGGCTTGGCAAATTGGGAAGCGACACTGCCAGCAATCGTGGCCTCGACTTCTTCGATGGCTTTTCTCAGAGCGTTCCGCCGTTCCTCAGGATTCGATGCGCGGAACTGGGCCGCGTGTGAGCTGCCCACATAGGACAGATTGGTCACCTCAGCCCCAGAGCGGTCATCAGCCTCAGCCAGATACTGGTCACTAAGCCATAACTTTTGACTCTCCGCACTCGCAGGATAAAGCATCCTCGCGTGGAAAAGGTAGTCACTAGTGAGATCAGAAATGGAGACGGCAGCCATCGTGGTGGCCGGGTGTCAATAACTCACATGAAGCCGGGCACGGTGCGTGCAATCCATAAGCCCATCAGGGCGAGCTTTGAGCAGTCGCCGTAATGGTCAGCAGGGACTTTTTTCCAGAGGTTCGTGCTCTTGTCTTTCATCTGTCCTGCATGGCCAAGGATGACATCGGCATCGGCATCACTCGGCAGGTGGAAGCCAGGCGTGGTGTGGCGTGAGATGCGCGCACCATACAGTTCATCTTTGGCCTGCGTGTCAGAATACGTGTAGAGTTTCAAGTTAGGCCGAGAAGCCGCACGGGTCTCATTGATGGCTCCGTGCTTGGCATCGGAACCTTTGGTGGGCCAATAGAACCCACCGGAGGCCTGACAAATATCATACTGGGTTTCCGTCAAATAACCTGAGTCGATGTAACCGAC